AAACATTAAAGACCCAGACCAAAGACCTAGAAGTAAAACTAACAAAGCAAGCGAACCTCAAAAGAGAGACCGAAAATCTCTTCCGATGGAACCTAGAACTCGTGTAGAATTAAAAAAAAGAAGAAGAATCACACCAAAAGGACCTTTAGGTTCTCCTTTAGGTTCTAAACCTATGGAACCAAGAGGTAACCCTGCTGTTGTTGAAACATATGAAGATGCAAGAGAAAACTCAATGATCAACAGAGACGTACCAACTATGAAGCACGGTGGAGAAGCTAAAACTAGAGGTATGGGTTGTGCTATTAAAGGCGGCAAATTCCAAGGCGTTTTTTAGTTTGCATTCAGTATAAAAAATCTGTAAAAACTATCCATGATTCAAGGTGATAGTACTGAATACGAAATCTTAAAAGAAGCTTGCAAAACACTTGATACAGATGATCTGTTTACTGCAGAGATTGGTGTCAGACAAGGACAAGGTTCTAAAATAATTTTAGACGAATTAATATTTAAAAAACATTGGCATATTGGAATAGATCCATACGGTAATTTAGATTATCAACACTATGATAATTCAGGTTCTTATACTGCTGATTATACCAACACCATGAAACAACAATTAATTAAAGATTTAGATTACCCTAATTTTACTTTGTATCAATTAGGTGATGATGAGTTTATGAAACGTTTTAATGATGGTGTCCCCATCTACAGGGATAAAAAAGAAATCAAAACTAAATATGATTTAGTTCATTTTGATGGTCCACATAAAACTTATGATGTAATTAAAGAAGCTATATTCTTCGGAGAAAGATCTCATGCTGGCACGGTGTTCGTTTTCGATGATTACCCTAAATTTGATATGGATGCAGTGTTAAAAATAATAGTAAATGAATATGGTTTTATGCTACTTAAACAAGGTAAAAATAAAATTTCATTAAAAAGAAATTAATGGACATCGATACAATATCACTCGTACAACATAGGGTTAAAAAAGCCTTAGCTCGTTTAAAAGAGAACATCGTCTATAGTGTTGACACTGTAGAGAAACTACAATATGTTAGAGGGCAAATCAGATCTTTAGAAGATCTGCAACAGGATCTTAAAGACCTGCTGACAACAACGGAGTACGATAATGAACAAGTCCACGGAGATACCGAAACGGACTGAAGCACTTCTCGGAGCCTACAAGGCTAAAGAGGAGATTGAAACAGTCCTAGATCCAAGCGCGATCGATAAATCAATATTAGATAGTTTACCAACACCAACAGGTTATAGAATTTTAGTTCTGCCTTATGCAGGACCTAAAAAAACTAAAGGTGGAATTTTACTTTCTGATACAACTCAAGAAACAATACAAATGACTACAGTGTGTGGTCTAGTATTAAAAATGGGTGATCTTTGTTATCACGACAAAGATAAATTTCCAAAAGGACCTTGGTGTCAACTAAATGAATGGGTAATTTTTAGTAGATACGCAGGTTCAAGATTCAAAATTGATGGAGGAGAAGTTAGAGTTTTAAATGATGACGAAGTCATTTCAACTATTAAAGATCCAACAGATATTTTGCACCACTATTAGGAGGACTAAATGGCAGAAAACAAAACAAATCCAGAAGTTGAATTAGACACTGATGGAGTTAATGAAGAAACAGTAACAGTAGATGCTCCAGAAGTATCCACTGAAGCTTTTGAAAAAAAACAAGAAGTAGACTTAGGTTACATAGATGTTAGTGGAGGTAAAAGTGCGAAAGAACTTTTAGATGAAACTAAAGAAGAAAAAACAGAACCTAAATTTGAACAAAAAGAAGAAGAAACTGAAGACCCAAGTCTTCAAGACTATTCTGAAAAAGTTCAAAAAAGAATAAAAAGATTAACCTTTCAAGCTAAAGAAGCAGAACGTAGAGAAAGAGCTGCTATTGAGTACGCTAAAGGTTTAAAGAATCAGTTTGAGAATTCTGAAAAGAAATTTCAAGAAACTGATACTAACTACCTTAAAGAATATAGTGCTAGAGTTGATTCGGAAAGAGACAAAGCAAGATCCGAACTACAAGTAGCATTAGATTCTCAAGACTCTGCTTTAATTATGGAAGCTCAGGACAAGCTTACAAAATTAGCTGTAGAGAAGGAAAAAGTTTCTATGACTCTTTCGGAAAAAGAGTCTAAGAATAAAGAGGTAGAGTTACAACCTGCTGAAGCTCAAACACAAGCTCCACAGCCACCAATTAGCACTAGAGCTCAAGAATGGGCGACTGATAATGAATGGTTTGGATCGGATAGAGTGTTAACTTCTGCTGCTATGGGAATACATGAAGACCTGTTGCAGGAGGGAATTGACGCGGAGAGTGATGTCTATTATAATCAAATCAACAAACGTATGAAGGAGTACTTCCCTCAGAAATTTGCCGAATCTTCTACTGAAGAAAAAACAAAAGCTGCACCCGTCCAAAATGTAGCTTCTGTTAGCAGAAGATCAGGTGGACGCAAGTCTGTGAAACTCACCAAATCACAGGTAGTTATCGCTAAGAAATTAGGGGTGCCGCTAGAGGAATACGCAAAATACGTGAAAGAAGGAGCTTAATATGGAAAATAAAGTAAAAACTTCACGCGAGTCTGAATCTAGAACAAAACTTTCTAGAAAGAAAGATTGGACTCCACCATCCAGTTTGGATGCGCCAGCTGCGCCGCAAGGCTATGCACACAGATGGATAAGAACTTCTACAAATGGTTTTGAAGATCCAGGTAATGTATCTAAAAAACTTAGAGAAGGTTGGGAATTCGTTAGAGCCGAAACTGTTATAAGTGAAATCGGTGAACATGATTATCCTGTTATCCATGAAGGAAGACATGCTGGTTTAATCGGAATTGGTGGCCTTGTGTTGGCAAGGATACCGGAGGAGATATTGAAAAGTCGTGCTGAGTATTTTAGAAAAATAACTCAAGACAGAACAGACGCGGTAGATCGAGATCTTATGAAGGAGCAACACCCGGACATGCCTATCAATATTGATAGACAGTCTAGAGTTACCTTTGGTGGTGGTCGTAAAAAATAATTTTTTTGCATTACCTACCGAGATAGCTTGGATAATATAAACAACTAAACGTAAGGAAATACTATGTCAAATCAACTAGAAAAGTTTGGTCTTAGACCATACAGAAAACTAGACGGTACGCCATTAGTAGGAGCCCAAAACAGATACACAATTAAGCCAGGATATGGCACTGCGATTTATCAAGGAGACATGGTTGTACCAGTTTCTACAGGTAATATCGAAAGACATACTGCTGGTAATGCTGCTGCTGTTGTGGGCGTTTTTAACGGAGTGTTTTATAACGATCCAACTACTCAAAAGCCAACTTATAAGAACTACTACCCTGGTGGAATTACACCAACTCAAGGCGATATTACTGCCTTTATTGTTGATGACCCAGATGCAGTTTTCTTATCAGATGCAGACGCGGCTTTTACGAGAGCGGATTTGTTTAAGAACTATTCTGTTACAAACACTACAGGTGTAACACAAACAGGAATATCAAAAGTACAATTGGACGTAAGTGCATCAGGAATTGCATCTACATTCGCTGTACAAGCAATTGACATTTCGCAGGACCCTGATAACTCAGATACTTCTGTGTCAAACGCTAACATTCTTGTTAGAATCAACAATCACTTCTTTAGAAGTGGCACAGGTATAGCATAAGGAGATAAAACATGGCAATATCACGAGCACAACTAGTTAAAGAACTAGAGCCAGGTTTGAATGCTTTATTCGGCCTGGAATATAGTCGTTACGAAAATCAGCATGCTGAAATTTTTGCGACTGAAACATCAGACAGAGCTTTCGAAGAGGAAGTAATGTTAAGCGGTTTCGCTTCTGCACCAACTAAACAAGAAGGTGCTGGAGTAGTGTTTGATCAAGCGGGTGAAACTTTCACTTCAAGATACAACCACGAAACAATCGCATTAGCATTTGCTATCACTGAAGAAGCGATCGAAGATAACCTATACGATAGACTTGCGGGAAGATACACAAGAGCCCTTGCAAGATCTATGGCAAACACGAAGCAAGTTAAAGCTGCGAACATTTTGAACAATGCGCAAGTTACTACTGCAACTGGTGGAGACGGTGAATCCCTAATCGGAAACGCTCACCCATTAGCAACAGGTGGTACTTTCTCAAACGTTCTTGCTGTTGCTGCAGATCTTAATGAAACTTCACTAGAACAGTCATTAATTGACATTTCTGGGTTTGTTGATGAAAGAGGCTTAAAAATTGCTTCTACTGGTAGAAAAATGATAATTCCAAAAGAATTACAATTTACTGCTGAGAGAATCATGAAGTCGCCAATGAGAGTTGGAACTGCCGATAATGACATCAATGCAATTAACAACATGGGAATGGTTCCTGAAGGTTACAGAGTGAATAACTTTTTAACTGACA